CATTAATATTTCTACAATATCTACGTATAATTGTTTTGCAATTAAAAAATTAGTGTGCCACATTCCATCTGTATCTTGTGGCGTTCCACTTGTTGTAGTTCGTTTAGTATTGTCAATATGTAAAATATCATTACCAATAACAAATAATATCTTATCAATACTATTTTCTTTAATTTCATTTAAAATGCCTTTACAACCATTTAAAACACGTTGTACTGCTATTTGATTATTATATGCTTCTCCAACTTCAAAAGCACTACATAATTTACCAATGTGAATATCTGCAGGGTCGAAAACAAACAACCTTTTATTTTCGTTATTTTCTTTTCTTTTTATTGTTGGGTATTTAGGTACGTAATTTTGTAGCTCTTTTAATAATTCCGTTTTAATTAATTCTAAATCGTTTTCAGAATTTTCAACAAAGTTTGGGTTTTTAATAAAGATACTGCTTTTCTTTGTTTTAAGCCACAAATGTTTAACCGAAGTATTTGGTACATCTAATTCATCTGTTGCATCAAACACGCCTTCGTGTGTATCTAATAAACGCTTTCTATTTCTTTTAACATAGGTGCGTAATAAATCAACTTCTTTGTTTAAATAACCACCCTCATTAGTTTTTAGTAATTTCTTTGCAATTTCTGTGTCTGTAGCCTTTCTATTATCTTGTAATAATTCAGTTAATTGCAAATCGTAATTTTTCCATTTTGAAACGCCCATAATTTATTTGTTTAAAAGTTTCAACAAATATATAAAAAAGTTTTGTATAAACAAATATTTGTATTATATTTGCGTATTCATAATTTGTTTTGATTAATAGTTAAGAAAAAACCCTTGCAGTATTTGTAAGGGTTTTTTTGATTTTACCAACGAGCTTTTACACCCCTTATATCGTAATGCGTAAAGTTTGGATATATTCCTATACCGCCCTGTTGCATTTTACCACTTGCTATTAAACCCTCAATTACTTTTGCAACTTCTTTAGGAGTCATACCTTTTACAGTAATATCAGAAGCATTGCCTTTTAAGTGTTGGCTATCTTTAACGCCACCTATTTTTTTATTATATTCTGGTGAACGGTATGCTGAATTAATAATAATTGATTTACCAATAGCATCACGTAATACTTGTAAATTTTTAGCCAATTTAATAATGTTAATCATTACATTGTTTGGCATAATTGAACCATCTTTACAATTAAATTCTTGTAAACTAAAATTAGTCGTTATTTTTGCCATCGTTTTTTTTGTTTAAAGTTTCTATTGTTTTTAATATTGTGTAAAAAATAGAAGCAATTAATAGAATTATTTTTAAAAAGTTTTCAATATTAGAAAAGCTTAAAGCCATAGTTATAGCATTAAAAAAATAAAGTTTTAAATCGTTATGCGACATTTTTACTTTTCATTAAACGTTCAACAATATTAGTAACCCCTTCAATAGTTATGTAAGAAGTAGAAACTATTACCCAATCAGTAGAAGTTATATTGCCAAAAAATAAGCCAACACAAGCCACTACAAATACTGTTAATTTTCTACTCACCCATTTATTTAAAAATAAATCTATTTTTTCTCTAGTCATTATGAAGCAAATGTATGTTTAGGTGTTTTAACCTCAATAGCATTAGTAAACTTAATTTCGTTTTCACTCATAACGTCATAATGGTAACCATCAGCATAAATAGGCTCTTTAACTAAATTAAAATCTTCATCTATAATTCCGTTTTCTAAAATAATTAAACCCAATTCTACAACCGCTTGTATTCCATCTGCATAAAATAAATCATCCTTTACTTCTTTGTAAACACCTTTGCTAATTAAATCAGCTATTGCAGTTTTTTTGTCTGTGTATTTAAGTTTATATATGTACATTTTATAAAGTTGTTAAAGTTGATAATACATCATTTGTTAAACGTGTTTTAAATAATGTAGATAAAGAAACGTTATCAGAAAATTGTGAAGCACCTGCATAATTTTGCCCTATATCTACTCTACTACAAGTTGGTATAGTCGCACTTGTATCAGTTCCAATTTGTACACCATTTATATAAAATACAATATCATTGTTTTTATAAGCTAAAGCTAATTTATACGTTCCTGTAGTTGTAATTGCAGAAGTATCTATACTACATTGTAAAGTACCACCATTAAAAATCCTTGCCCTTAATACATTTGAAGAAGAACCAGAAAAAGCAATATAAATACGGTTGTTTGCTGTGCCATCTGATACGTGAAAAATATACCTTGAAGCAGTACCTATTAATTTATTAACTTTAATTTCTGCGTATAAAGTACCTTCTGTTTGACCTATTAAACTACTTACACTTGTTTTATTAATTACATCTGCGTTACGTGTTACTGCTGCAGTAGTTGTAGGAATGTATGAAGTAGAATAACTACCTAATTCTAATTGAGCACCCCATAAATATAAACCAGAACCAGAAGTACCTGTATAACTTGAAGCACCAGAATTATTTAATATAGTAAATAATATTTGTGTACTTGCACCTGTTAAATTAGGCCACGTTGCAGAGCATTTATACCAACCATTACCATAGTTTTCTATCTTACCATTTTTAGCAGGTGCTGTACTTGTAGCTGTAACCGCTGTTAAATCAAATGTAACATTCCCACCAACTGTAAAAACTTCTGATATTTGAAATTTACTACGTTCAGCCGCTTTTACAAATACAGAAATTGTATAATCTGCTAAGGTTACAGGTGGATTAATAATATCAATAGCGTGTAAACCCGTTGAGGTATCTTCTACTAATTTATCAGCTGTAGTATTCCCATCAGGTGCAGCAATAGCATTTGTAGTAACAGTAGCACCAATTTTTATATAAATAGCATTACTAAAATCTTCGCTATAAGTTTGTACATTTGTTCTTTGTGGTTCTACTAATATACTCGGACAAGTAGAATTTAGATAATCTAAACGTGGTACATTACTTGCAACGCTTTCAATTAAACCTGCATTATTAACTCGCCTTGCTGTAGTTGCTCTTGTAACACTTAAATCACCACTTCCATCAGTTGGTTTTATAGCGTATAACTTACTCGCTTTTGCACCATTTGGAGTTACTACCAAACTTGAACTTTCAAATAAACTCATATTATATATTTTCTATATTATTAATTAAACATTGTTTTGCTTCAAACGTACCTGTATCTGTAGTAATTCTCGCTATAAAATCTATAACAGCTTCAATTTCATTACCTAAAATTTCAGTTTCTCCACTATAACTATTGCCATATATAGAACCCCAAGATATATCGTTATTTATAGCACCTTGACCCCAACCGATATCGTTGTTATTTACGCCCTGCCCCCAATCAATACTATTTGCCATTATTAGATTTTAAAGTTTCTACTTTTTTTAATTGCTCAACTTTAGCTAAATATAAATTTAGCTTTTTAAAGTTTTTAATCTTTACGTTATTATAAATACCAGCCACCATAAAAATTATTTGTATCAGGGTTTACATCATCGTTATTGTTATTGTTATATTCAGGGTATGTATTTGTATTATAACACATAAAATCAATAAAACGCTGTGTATAACTTTCTGCTATATCCCTTTCTTTTTCAACTAAAAAATCTACTTCTGCTTTATCTACATTTGTAGAGTTTTCAGAGTTATGTTTAAACAATCCTTTGTTACTTAATGTATATGCTGCAAATGGTAAATAGTAAACCATTGCCCAATGAATAAGCATAGGTTTAACGTAAATGGTTAAAAGATTTTTATAATCTACAAATGCAACTTCGTTAATATCATCGTTTAAAATCAATTCCTGTAACTTTTGGTAAAGTTTAGAACCTAAATAATTTTGAATAGTAATATCTTGACTGATTTTTATATACTCTATAAAATCATCAGCATCTAAATTACCGTTTGTAATTGTAAATTTCTTTACATCTTCTGTGCTTATTAATAGTGCGTACGCCATATCTTAATTTTTAAAACCTTTTTTTTTCCAATATTCCTCTGTATAACCTTTGTATGTCATATCGTTTGGCTTCATAGAAACTTCTTTGTCATTTCTTATTCTATAACCATACTTTTCAGCTTTTGCAATACTTAAAGGTTTTGCGTTTGGGTTTGTAGGGTCAATTTTAGTATCAAAACTTGCATAGGTTCTACGTAACCAATTATGCCCACATCGTGGACCGCCCTTGAATTTCCATATTGAATAAGTATCAGCACCATTTTTACCAAAACCTGCATTTACAGCAACGCTATCCATTGCTTCAATATCTTCTTTACGATATACTTTATCAGCATTTAACATTTTACTGCAAAAAGCACGTTCGCCTGTTTGTTTACCACTATAAACATAACGAGTAATAAAATTAACACCGTCAATTTCTTTATCTTGTTCTGATTTTTGTCTTGGTCTTGCAGTACCTGTACTTACTAAATTTAATATTTTAGATAGTAAATTTTTTTCTTTTTTATTTTTATTATTTAATTTTTCTATTTCTGCATCTAATTCTGTTTCAGTATCATAATCAACTTCTGTTTCATCTATTAAAAACCATTCATCAGTTAAATTTTCTCCTTTTGAAATTAAAATATCAGCAATATCTTCTTTAATTTCACTTAAACAAGTATGAGCAGATAATTGAGTACCTGTTTCTTCTGTTACTTGGTCTGTAGTTTGTGCATTTGTTAAATCAGTAAACTCTAAAGGTTGTATTGTTTTAAAGTATAATTTTAACTTAATACCATTAACAGCCAAAATAATATCTAAAGCATCTATAATTTCTAATTGGTATGGTTTAATAACCAAGTTATCATATAACAAAGTTGCTGTTTTAATTTCATCTGCATTGTTACTAAAACCGCCACCAGCATCACGAATACCTAAAAGCATTGGCGAAGTAACCCTATGCCCTACAACTAATTTTTCAAAACATTCTTTACTTAAATACTCATAATGTGCAGGTGCATCATTTAAAGGGATATCATCTACAGTAGTTTTGTTATCTACCGAGCTGTTAAAACCTACAATTACTTTTTCACCCCTTGCTCCTGTTAATTTACGTTTAACCTCGTTTGCAATTTCTTCACGCTTTTCTTCTGGTGGCACACCGTTATTAAAATTTATAACTTTAGTACCACTAAAACCATTCATTACATCGTTAATCAAATAATCAGATATTTCTTCTTCTAACTTTGCATAAGGTAAAGCACCTGAATAATCAATCGGAGTGTAATAATGGTATCCACTAATATAAGGTTTGATAACGTAAATTTCAACTTCTTTACCATCACCAAAACCAAAAGCAGGAATACGTTTTAATTCTTCACTTGGTTTTTTATTTGCCCAATCAGGGTGATAATACCAAGCTTCAATTTCGCCTTTATCGTTGCATTTTTCAGCTCGTAAAGTATGCATAGGGAAATGGTCTACAAATTTAACTTCGCCTTTTTCATAACCAACTTGCATAGCAGCCATTCCTAAAAGTTTACGCTCTAAACCAATTTTCTTTAAACAATTTGGTTTAATAATAGAAATCATTTTAGCGTACTCATCAGGTTTTTTATTGGCATCTAATGCTGATATACCTTTTCCGTAAATCATATTAGAAACACCTGTAATAATAGCGTTGTTAGTCGTGCTGTATAAATACCTTTCAATTAAAAAATTAAAGTAATTATTATCTAATCCGTATTCTACAAATTCACCTTTTTTACTTTCGTTAATTTGTGGCGAAGTATATGCACTTAAATTTAAAATGTGAAACATATTAATCAAATATTTTATAATCGTTATTTGTTGGGTGTTCAGTGTAAACATTTTTGTTTATACTATAACTTTCAATAGTTTGGTTAGTACAAAAAATTTTATCTCTATAAACTATATCCGTGCCATTTAAAATAGTAAGCGTATAGTATTTATTTTCTTTAATTGGGAATATTACAGAAGTTGCTACGTAATACCTATCTATTGAAAACGTGCAATTAATTTCTGTTTCTATATTCGTTTCTTCATCTCGCAATACAATAGCATCAGCATTACTACCATAAATAATGGCGTTTAATGTTTGGGCTGTTTCTTGTTCTCTTAAGATTATCATATTGTTTTATTTAAAAACACAAAAGTTGCATTTTTGTTAAATTAAATTATTATATTTGTTGAAACTTAAAACAAAATAATTATGCAAATTGATTACATTAAAACAAAAAGTAACATTTATAAATCTCAAAAAAAAGGTGTAAAAGATGAAAGTAAAAGGTTTACAAATTATCCTGTTTGTAATATAAAAAAATTAAGTTTTGGTAGATACCAAATAGATTATTATTGTTCTCTTCATCAATGTTATGTATTAAAAAAAGGTATTAGTTTTGGAGATGAAGATACACCAAATAAAAGAATTATTTTATATCCAAACGGAATAGAAGAAATTGGTTTTAAATAAAATATAATATTATGATTGAATTTATAGGAGAAATCCCTACTTGGAAAATTCCAAAACAAATACCTAAAAAAATAAAATTAAGTAAATATTTAAAAAATAGACCATTACCTATATTTTCTTGTAATAAATATAATAAAGGATTTAAAGATGGATATAATAAAGCAATTAAACTTATAAAAGAAAAGGGTAACTAAAAAGCTACCCTTAATTTAATCTAAAGTTGATTATTAAGAACCAACTACTACTGTAAATCCTGCAGCAGTTAAAGTATCACCAATAAAATTAGCAGGTACTTTTTCCATTCCTGTTAAAGTTAAAGTATAACCTGATAAATCTCCCATAGCACCACCTGTTACAATAGTACCACCTGTAACATCCATACCGTGTTGTAAACCTGCGTAAAAGAAATTACCGTTGTTATCTTCTATAATAACTTGTGGTCTACCATAAGCCATTAATTTTAATTCTTTGTTATCCTTAACAGTTAATTTCTTAAATGTTAATTCTAAAACCTGCTCAAAAAACGTTGTTCCGTTTTCTCTTGAGCTATTAACGTTTTGAGTAAAGGTACTTGCACCTTTCAACTCATATTTGTAAGCACTTGGAGTACCTGCAACCGCATCGATTACATCTGTATTTGTAGCGTCGTAAGTGTAACTTGTTGCATCTCCGTAATTAACGAAGTAAACATTTTTTAAACCACCTACGCTATCTTTACATACTTCCAATCTACCTAAACTTAAATCACAAGCCATAGTATTTATATTTTAAAAGTTAAAAAAAAAGGTGGCGTTTATTGCACCACCTTTAATTAGTTATTTGTTATTAATTATGCTGGAGTATAAAGTACGATTTCAGAACCGATACCGTATTGAACAGCAGCAGTAAATCTCATTACAACTCTTACATTTTGTGAACCATCGATATCTGCCATATCAATTAATTTAACTTCATTCTGGTCAGATAATAAACCTGTACCAAAGTATAAATTAGATTTTTGTGCAGCCATCATATAGTTAGCAGCTAAACCATTAGCAACAAAGATTTTAACACCATCAAAAGACAATGAACCGTTGTTAAACCATTGTGTACCCATTGCGTTAGTACCGTTTGCACCTAAACCAGAAGCAGCAAAACCACCTAAAGCTCTAACGTATGCTCTTGCAACGTTTTGAGAAACGTAAATATGTAAATCTTCTTTACCGTATAATGCAGCAGGGATAGCATCAACTACTTTACCCAATTCAGCAATAACATTAGAAGCTGTTACAGTAGTACCAACTACATCAACTACAGTAGCATCAGCAGTAGCTAAAGCTACAAATCCGTTAAATTCACCTGCATTAGCAGTAGCACCTCTCCAAATATTAGTTTCATTTTTTTCTGCTACTTTAGCTGCTACGTGTGCAATTAAATAATCAGCAAAAGATTTAGGTAAAGTTTCGAAAGCAGACATTCCCATTTCGATAGATTGCCAAGTACTTGCGAAATCTTTTTTACATAATTCTAAATTTACCTGAAATTCTTCAGGAGTAATAACTCTTTCAGTTAAAGTAACTGTAGAAGTTGCATCAAAAGCACAAGTTGCATCTTTAACGATAGCATCAGTAGCTAAACGTTGGATAACTGATTTGTACTTTACGTTTGGCATTACTTCAATTCCACCATTTTCAATAGTAGAAGCTGATAATAATGCAGCTGAAATGTATTTTTTTGAAAATTCACCAGCATAAGTTGTTGTAATACTTGTTGTAGTAGCCATTTTTTTTAATTAATTATTAGTTTGCTATTTTATTCATTACTCTGTCGAAAGTAGTCATTTCTCTGTTTTGTGAGAATAACACTTTTTCAACGTTTGGTTTTGCATCTGGGTTGTGTGTTAAAGGTTGTGCAGACAATTCTACTACTTCTTTTACCTCAACATTTTTCATAGATGCTAATTCCGTTTTTAAACTTTCGATTTCTGACTTTAAAGCATCAACATCTTCTTTTGAAAAATGCGACTCTCTAACAGTAGACTCGATTACTTTTTTAGCTGTTGCTGTTTG